GGGCTGGTTGTCCTGTTCACCTGGAACACGATAACGAAGTTCATGAACGTGCACACGGCGTCATTCTCGATACGTCATTCCACAAGGTTCAGGGTTACGGTGGAGGCAAACTCTGGAAGGTGATGGGTCTGCTCGCCATCGATAAGAACAAGTATCCGGACATTGCACAACAGGTGCTGACGAAGGCAATCAATACGTACTCGATGGGTGCGCTATGTGATTACTTCTCTTGCGGTTACTGTGGAACGGAATGTTCTGCTACCCATGTGTGTCCTCACATTCATTCGATCAAATCAGTGAATTGGGACGTGCAACGGGACTACGCTGGCAACTCGCATCTGTCATTCCTTAATGCCTATGGTATTTCGCCAATCGAATGTTCCATCGTTGCTGATCCTGCCTGGGCTCCTGCGCTGTCGGATGAGGTCTTCGAATACGAAGAATCACAACACGTTCCGGACACGAAGGAAATAGTTAACCTTCAGAACGGCAAACCGATAAAGGACACTACCCAACCAAGGTCTATCCTGGACAGCTTTCCAATGGATTGGAACTTTAAAGGCTAATTAGTTAGGAGTGCTAACCAAATGTACAACATAAACGCTACTATGCGCTTGCAGGCCACTCAGGTCGAAGCAGTTTCCGAACATCAAAGGGCGGACGCTGACGCAATCATGACAGCTATCACTCACGCTGTAGGAAAACATCACGATACTCATGGTAATGGTATTACAGGCGAGGAGATAGTCGAATGGACATTTCCACGCGGTACGATGTGGATCAGCCTGAATAGTAATCGCGATGGATTTTTCTTCAAAATCACCATAAACGATAAACGCACCGGAGATTACGTAGACTATCTAGGACGCGGCGGCGGTCAGGATAATGCTAAGGCTTTCCTGACGGAACTGAAAAAGAAAGCATCATACCTTGCTGACTGGGCTGATATAACGAAGAGGCCTAAGGTACAGCAATTCTTTCAAAAACTAAGCCACATGACGGTGTGACCTAAATGATGTAAAACCAAAGCCCGGTTCTGTTCATTCAGGCCGGGCTTTTCCACGGCTGTACCGGTTCTTAGTATTCCTAATATTCCGCAAACCGTAATTTAATTTTGAGCCTGAATCGAACGGTGGCGCCACCACTCAATTCAGCTTCTTCAACTTATTCTCCACAGAGGAATATATGGCAATTCAAACCAAGAAGAAGCGTGTCGTAGCAGCCAAGGATAAGGATTTTCCGCAGGCAACGACTCACTTCCCGAATGAAACGACTAAGCCGGAAGAAGAGTCTGGTCAATCGGTGAAGAACCAACAAGATTGGAATGACATTCTGATCGATCCGGAAGATACCGATTACGGCAACACGCACTTCCGTAACGAAGAAACGAATACGGAAGATGCTCGCATGAATCCGGTCAAGGCTTCGACGAAGGCGAAGAATCCGGCGCCGAAGACCAAGCCTACCACCGCTGCTGCCAAGAAAATCGATCGCCTGCTTGCAACTGCCGGCTTCGATATGGAAAGCGACGAAGCGATGGGTTACACGCAAGACGACGTTCCGGGTGCTGGTGAAGATCCGAATGCAACGTTCTCTGCTGGCGATGAAGATTCAGGTACGCAAGTAGCTAAGTCGAAGAAGACTGCGAAGACCACAACCAAGGCAGCAAAGAAGGTTAAGGCTTCGGAAGTTGATGGCTGCGACGAAGAAGGTCAACAAGCCACTACGCATTTCCCGAACGGTGAAGAAGTTGATCCGACCGATGGCTACATGATGGTTGGCGAACTCGAAGACCTCGAAGGCGATGAAGAATTCGAAGACGAGGACGACGAAGAAGTTAACGCCGATGCGCTGGAAGACGAAGCTGGTCAAACGCCGCAACAGTCACTCCTGGATGTGACGGATGAGCATGAGGTTGATGCTGAGTTCGATGACATGCAGGAAACTGGTGACGAATTCGACATGGAAGATCATGCCGAAGGCGAGCCGGAAGAAGTCGAAGATGACGCGCTGGAAGATGAAGGCGAAGTTATCGCTTCGGATGGCGATGATATGTCGATGATGGATGTTGACGGTACGGATGACGAAGGCGATGATGCTGTTTTCGCTGCCGTTGGTACCCGTCTGCACGTCATCAAGGCAAATCGCATTGTTGCTTCGATGGGCAAGAAGAATGCAGTTAAGGCAGGTCACGCTGACGTTTATCTTGGCGACCAATTCCAGGACGCTTGTTACGCAGAGTTTTCGAAGTTTGGTCTGCGTGCTGGTCTGAAGAAGATGGGTTTTGCACTCGCTAAGGTTAACGTTGCAAAGAGCGACGTGGTTAACAAACGAGTGGATGCTAAGGCGAAGCAGGTTACCGCAGCTATCCGTCGTACCACTGCTGCTTCTAATGACGCTCTTGGTCAGTGCTTGGCAATTGCTGCTGTTGGTATTAACCGTCAGTACTTCAAAGACACGCGCAACGAATTGCGTGCTGCCCTGGAAGAAGAACTGGACGCGGCTGGTGTTCGTGGCGCGCAACGCCTGGTCCGTCGTGTTTTTGCTTCGCATGGTGTTACCTACGCTAAGGCAATCCTGATGCTGGCTAACAAGCTGGTGAGCATGCCTGAGGAAGCACGCAACGCTTTTGCCTCTGCGTTGGATATGACGTCGGATGGCGAAGTGGAAGATGATTCGGAAGAAATGTTCGGTCAGGAAGCAGGTCCGGATTTCCAATCGGAAAGCGATAACCTGGATGGTGACGACGAGGATTTTGTTGATGAGTTTGAGGAGGAAGATGCTCCTGAAACGATTCACGCTGCCCTCTCGCGCCCCCTGACGAAGACCCGTATCAGTGCTAAGGCTTCTGGTTATTCGCCGACGGCACAAGCGATTCTGGCAGGCACGGCAAAGCTTCCGTTCTCGGCTTTTTAAGAAATCCACAAACCATAGTTTTATAGCGTAGGGCAGTTAGCTGAGGTTATCCAAAAACTGAGATAACTGTCCCTCACGCTTTACTATGCATTAACCCAGAATTAAGTAGTTCAAAATCTTTTTGGAGAATTAAATGATCTCTCGTCCGCTTACCCGTCAAATCAATTCGACGGAAATGGCAGTTGCACCGGGTGCAGTTATCCTGGCAGAAGGTATGGCGCTTGTTCGTACGAACGGCAACCAAGCTGCTGGTGTTCTGCCTTCGACTGGCACTGCGACTGATAACTTTGTAGGTTTCTCGTTTGCAGGCACTTCAGCTTATCCGTTCCCGGAACAGTACACGAACAAGGTTGAGACGTTCCTGGTTCCTGCTGGTGGCGCTGTCGTTCTGCAAGAAACGCCGCTCGCTGGTCAGTTCTCAGTTATCGACACGACCACTGGTGACCCGGTTACTGGCGGCACGTTGACTGGCAACACTATCAGCGGTCTCACCAACGGTGACACCGTTGTCGTTACGTACAAGTATGCAATGTCGGTTGTTCAATCGGTTGCTCTGTTCGGTAACGTTCAACCTGGTGGCTATGCTGGTGCTTATGTTGGTCAAATCGGTGTGATTCTGCGCGGCCTGGTTGCTACGTCGGAATTCGACGCTTCGGTGGATTGGTCTTCGGTTACGACTTCGAAGGGTGGCACGCTGGTTGCTACCGATATCGTTCTCGGTGCCAACGGTCAACTGACTACGCATGCCAACTCGGCGACGGGTGTTGCATTCCCTGGTATGGTTGTTCGTACCCCGGATCAACTGTATCCGTTCCTCGCAGTCGAATTCAACGCACAAGCCTAATCGGTTTGCCGCTTTAGCAAATAACAGGAGTATATAGAATGGTCCGTCAAAAGGTTAAGGTTCGCGCGTCTAAGACGCCGATGGTGGCCGCAACTGAATTCCGCTTCGGTAATGAGCGCGGCGGTGAGCGTGCAATTGGTGCTAACGGTGAAATCAACGCATCGTCGAAGCAAGAACTTCTGAGCCGCCAGGCTCAATTCATCCAAGCAGCGTCGAATGGCCAAGTGGTTGGCAATGACGTGTTCGCTAACGCTGAAAAGCACGCTAAGCTTTCGCGTGAACTGATTCAAGCTGCGTTTAACGACAAGGAAGCTCACCGCGTTCTTGGCGAGCGTATGGCTGACTCGCTGTACCAAACGTGTAATCGTCAAGGTTTTGCTCGTAAGTATCTGACGAAGATTACCGTTGAGCAAGGTTCGATCCCGCGTTTCCCGGTTCGTCTGAAGAACGTTGTCGCTGCTTACTCGACCAGCCCGACGCAGATTCAACCGCAAATCACGCTGGACAAATGGCTCACGCCGCCGGAACTGCAGTTGGTTGCACGCCCGTACATTCCTCTTAACGACCTGAACCAGTCCGCTGGTGACGTTCTGCAAGAGAAGTACGTCGAAGCAACTGAAGCAATCATGGTGTCGGAAGACCGTCTGTGGATGAACCTGGTTAACGGTCTGGTTGGTGTTGACAACCCGCTGCAAATCGTTAGCGGTCAACTTACGCCGTACACGTTTGCTCAAGTTCAGGTGAACGTTACGCGTTGGGGTCTGAAGGCTCCGCACGTGCTGATCGCTACCGACCTGTACCAAGACATTATCGGTAACAGCGAGTTCTACACGGCAATCGATCCGGTTGCTCGCCACGAACTTCTGCTTACTGGTGAACTCGGTACGCTGTATGGTTGCACTATCACGTCGGATGCTTATCGCTTCCCGGAACACAAGGTTCTGAACCAAGGCGAATTCTTCGTCATCTCGGATGCACTGAACCACGGTGCTTATTCGGATCGCGGTGGTCTGCAAAGCCAGCCGATCGATATCGCTATCGAAAAGATCCCGGGTCGTGGTTGGGTTATGTACGAATCGTTTGCGATGGCTGTTGCTAACAGCACGTCATTCGCGAAGGGTATCCGCATGTAATTGGCTGCAGGGAGTGTTGGGGCGCTGGCCAGTAGTTATCCAGGCG